AAGAATCTGCTTCAGTTTTAGCTGCAACTTTATTAGCAGCTATTTTTATCTCTGGTATTTGTTGATAAAATCGGTGTAATGTATTAGCATGATTTTGTTCATTTGTATTAGCTTCTTTTCTAGCTCTTATAGCTTCAGTTCTAATTGATTCATGTTGTCTACGTGTAGACTCAAGACCTGTAATCTGATCGCCATAAAACTTATTTATTTTAGCGACTTCAGCTGACAGGTTTGAAGATGGGAAGCTAGCTCGACCACCTCTTTCGTGTCTTTGTAGCTTCCGTTTTGTTATTTCATTAGCCATATTTTAAACAGCTGTCATTTGTACATCTAATTGACTATAGTCAACAGCTAAGTAACCGTTGTCTCCTTCAGATACAGCATCATATTTACCTTGGGCAATTAGGTCTTGAGCTATAACTCCGCGATATCTTTGATTATCTCCAATGTAATTCCATTCGTAAATGTTAATACCAGAAGGAGACTTCTCTATGTATTCTAAGTTTTCTTTCAGTCCTATATCAGACTTCAGACCTCCAGCTATTGTCTGTCCTATTGATTCCCAAGGCATTGCACTTAAACCAATACCAGCTATGCTACTGATAGCATTTCCCCATACAGCAGCAGAAGCAGCATTAGGATTATAAGTTGCACCCATAACAGGT